ATAGAAACAAAAGGAAGCTGTTGTCCTTGCTGCATCCTCACAACACCACCAGCAGCCATAGGCAATACAGAAGCAATACCCATGTTAGTGGGGTTTGCCATTCCCATTTGAGAGGCATCCATTTCATACATAGTTTGCGGATTAAACTTAGCTGCATCCTCTACTAAAGAATTAGGTGGAACCATGCCACCACCAGCCATTCTCCGATAAGGCATTCTACCGCCCCCTGCTGCCATCATTTGAGGCTGAGAAGCCATAGGAGCAGTTTGAGCAGCCATCATCTCTGGAGGCATCTGTGGCTGCAACGCACCAATGCCTTGGGACGGCATCTGTGGGGAAGCTTCAGAAACAATTTGTTCTGAAATCGTCTGTTCCGGCTGCTGTTCTTGGGTAGCAAAACGCTTCCTCGTATCTGTTCTGTTCTGAATCTCTGAAGCAACCAAATACTGGGCAAGCTGACCCGAAGGATTTTGCATATACTGAATAAGCGCATCATCAGGAAGACCTTTAATCAGGTCTTCTTGCTCAAGAATATTCATGTTCATATTTATAATTACCTGTTTATCGCATTATATAGGCCGACACTACCGATTCCAGCGCCAAGTAAACGTTCTCCCATTCCTGGGCCACCGTAGGTAGCTTGGCTAGATCCCGGTGTGATTGGCAAGCCCCTTAACATCTGATTAAAGAAGCCAAGTTGCTCACGAGGATAAGCCTGCTGTCTAAGGAAATCTTGATATCCCATCGTCATTCCCTGCTGAGATAACTGCCTTTGTATCTCCCCAGCAGCCTGCATGTTCTTGAGTCTCTCGTAAGCCATTTGCTGTTCTTGTGATCCAAGACCGCCTAATTGCTGTGCTGCCTGTAGTTGCTGCGCCCTGCTTCTTTGATCGTAGCCAAGACCTTCAAGACCCATTCTTGCTTGAGCTTGTCTCCCTCTGTCCTCAATTTCCTGAGCAGACATTCCCATCCTTGCAGCTTGTTGCCTTGCCGCTCTATCAGCTTCAAATGCCTGTTGAGCCTGACCAAATGCTTGCTGGCCTCCTCTGGCTTGAATATCACCTAGTTGCTGACCAAGATTTCTTTCTCTTTCGGCCTGCATAATGGCTTCTCGATATCCTCCCATTCCTCCAGTCTGTGCTGCCTGCTGACCAATCTGGCTACCCATGATGTCAGAGTCTCTACGGGCCTCACGCTTTTCAACATCAGTGACCAGTTGCTGATAAGGACTCATGTATCGCTGAAGCGTTTCTGGATCTGCCACTGTGCCTGGTGTAAACCCAGTCTCAATGTCAGGAGCCATGTACTGTGAAGCAACCTGATATCCCTGACCTGTAGGCTGGTATCCTATTCCTGAAGTAATATCAGAGGCTTGTCGCATCTGATACGGACTACCGGCTAGGGCCATGTCGGTCATTCCCTGCATTGCTGCTCGTTCTTGAGGGTTAAAATCCGCAAGACGCTGCCCTGGGAACGCCTCGTAAGGTCGCATCGACTCATAAACAGACCTTTCCAAGCCTTGACGAAAATAAGGTTCCGCATAACCGGGAAGATTTGTAGTGATTTGGGTTACTTCTGAAGGGGCGCTTGATCCCCTGTTTCCTCCGCTCTTACCACCCATAGCTATACATCCTTTTCATAAACTGTGTAAGACCTGCTAAAGCCATCTTGCTCTAGCCACTTCCAGAAACCGTGTCGGGCGGTTCCTTCTATCCCATTACATTCATTGTCTTTTGCCCAACTGTTGAATCTGTCAAGCATATCCCAAACCCAACCATTAAAATTAGCTCCGCCTAAATACTGCATTGCGAGCATTTTCTTTTTAGGGTAAAAAGCAAACTCCGTGGTTGCCACTCCCTCAATCACGCCTTCCTTATTAAAGGCAACCCATAAATTCTGTTCTGTTCTTCTGACAGACTCATACAAAGACTGCATATCCCATCTACCATTTGACCTTGCAATAGCAGGAGCCAGTAGCTCCTCTACATCATTCCATAAGGTCTGCACATAAGTAGGGGGGATTAAAGCAATCGTGTGGGTAACTTCCCGTGGGGAGTTCTGAGGTCTAACTCTTGGCTCACGAGAGATGTCTTTAATAACGAGTTTTTTAGCGGCAGCTTGGGTCATACTGGCATTGCTCCTCTCGGATCAATAGCAGGAGGCTGCTGCGTCATTCCTGTTCTGGCCTGTCGGATTTCATCCATCATTGAATCCAATTGATTTGCTCCAGAATCACTACTCCCATTGCCTATGCCAGAAACCACATCGGCTGGGACAATATATTCACCAGGCGAAACAGCCACTCTTTGCTGATCTCCAATCATTCCCTGTATTTCATCAGACATTCCATCGCCCTGACCTTGGATCATTCCTTCTGTCTGAGCGCCAGGTTCTACTGAGTTCAATACCTCTTGGCGCAATGCTTGGAATGCTTCTGGGCCAAACTGCTCAATAAACGCCTGAATGATGGCATCAGCCTGTTCTGGAGGAACCTGACCTAATACAGCCATAGCCGTTTGTTCCACTAATTGAAGTGCAGCTGGATCAATACCAGCCGTTGGATCTTGCATCGCAGGGTCTACCGCAGCTATTCCTTCTTGCATTGGATCAGCCTGCATCATTGCAGGATCTATAGGCATTTCAGGAACCTGACCCATATCCTGCATCTTAACTAAACCGCCCTTTGCCAGATTTATTATTCCTCCACCGCTACGATTAAGCATTTCTTCTCTTGTCTTTTTTTGCCTTCATTCCATTCTCTAAGATCATATTGATAATCGTAACGATCTTCTCTTCCATAGTCAGTACCTTTTAGGTCTTGGGCCAAGCTCTGGAAGTGGTGGAGGAGGAGTTACAGGCTGTCTGGTCGGCAAAGGCAGAGGCACAGGCTGAGGCATACTTTGCACCGGAGGAGGAGCTATTGGCGGCGGCATAGGCACAGGTGGTTGCATTACCGGCGGTGGTGGCTCAGTTGGCCTGCCGACAACTGGCGGAGGTATTAGTGGAGAAGGTTGCCCCATTGCATCAAGTTCAGCTTGCAATTGATCCGCTCTGGCTTGTTCTTCTGCGTTTGGGCCTCTGACTCCTTTCGTCAACATATCTATTCGATTTTGTAGTCGCTGCGCTTCTGATACAGGCGGCATACCTATTACCTGTGAAGGCATTACAGGAGGTGGCGGTGCAGGTATCGAAGGCTGCATCATAGGAGGCGGAGGCGGCATAGGAACAACAGGAGAGGTTGCTTCAAAAGGCATAACAGGCTGATCTATAAATGCGGATGGGGTCTTGCTCTGCCACCACTCGTTCTCAGCTTGCTTAAATTCAATGTGACCTCCATCATCGCTGGAACCAAAGTCCGATCTCTTGGGGTAGTCTGAGTAATCGAGGTTCTGCATGATGCCAGCAGCACCGCCAGCTTCATCACCAAAATCGCTAACATAACCCTGTCCTACACTCGGTATACCAGAAACCAAATCAACATCAGGTGCTAATTCAGCAGCAGTTCCCCCTAAGAAACTTCCTTTTGTATCGCCTCCGAGACTTACAAAGTTAAGAGGATCTGAGGTAGGTGCAGGAGCATAAGACTGGTTGTTAGCAGCTTGTGAAGCCGCTGCTGCTGCCGCTGCCGCTGCTGCTGCTTCTGATTCCAGTTGTCCTGCTGTTGGAACAACAGGCGCATTAGGGTTCATTGGATCAAGATATCCCGCAAAAGGATCATTACCGAATCTGTCAGGCTCTCTAAAATACTGCAATTCTGGGCCAAACCCAGGTCTATATCCAGAAGCAGATAATTGCTGCATCTGAGGCGCTGAAATTAGCTGTGATCCTCTCAAAGCAGACTGAGCTTCCGAGGCTTTAATATCCGGCGTATACCCACCAGACTGCATCCTGACAGGCTCTCCCATCAATCGGGACAGTCCATCACGCTTATTCTGATAATCCATAGGATTTAAGGACACTAAGCCGCCCCTGTTAGCATAGGCTGTTGGAGCATAACGAGGATCTCTCGGCTGAATATTCCTAGCGGGAAGGCCATAATCGTAGATTCTTTGCCTCATAGCTCTTTGAATTTCTTCTTCTGAAGTGGCGACCTGAGCTTCTTGACTTAACTTGTCTTCTTCCATCTGACGCTCTAGGTCTTCTTGAGTTTCAAGACGACCTAACTCAGAACCGGCTGTACCGGCTATCAACATACCAGGCAGTGCTTCTTTACTCGTTAGTCTTCCCGTTAGATCATCNAAAAANCCTTCNTNNCCAAGCGTCTTACCTTCCCTTGCCCACCAAGGAGTCGTCCCACTAGTAGAATCAGCTACATTTTCAATTGCGGGTCTCACTATAGACTGAGCATCTGTTAAAGAATTCGCGTATGGTGGCGTTGCAAAAGGATTCAAGTCAGAACTGATAGGATCAACGAAAGGATTGCTAAGTTCAGTGGCAGAACGGGCAGTATCAGTAACAGTATCAGCAGCATCAGTAACAACATCCTTAGCACCACCAGCAAACTCAAAAAGCTTTCCTAACCCAAATCCGGTAACGCCTGACAAAATTCCTTTTCTAAGATCGCCTGTTTGTAAGGCAGTCATAGCCCCACCTAATGCAGCAGTGCCTAAAGAACCTAATCCAAGAGCACCACCTAGCAAGGGAGCCAAGAAAGGCAAGAAAGCCTCTGGCTGTCCTGTCATTGGATTTCTGGTTAATTGTCCTGTTGGAGATAAGCTGGCAATGCCTTGAACTTCATGTGGGTTCATGTGAACCAGCATGGAATCGCCGTAACGCCCATGTTGGGCCATGTTGTTAGCTAATCCCTGTAAAGGGGCTACATTAGTATTCATAATCTCATCCTACTTGGTTTCAACGCCAAATAAATTAAAACTCATATCTACAGCCGATGCGTAAACTTTCACCACATCTGCCTGCCCAAAGGTCATCCCAATTACCACAGTAAGCGTATCATTTGCAGCAACACTCTTGTCATAAAACAAATACTGCTTGTCATCTGCCGATGCGCCAGCTACATGAACGCTCAACCTGAATGTAATGGCTGAACCTGTTCGGTTACAGGCAACGAAGCTGCTAATCGTTGTCTGCGTTAAGTCTGGAACTGTATACAAGGTCGTCACAGTCGTTGCCGCTGTATCAACCTGCCCCAAAACCTTAATAATGTCGCTCATGAAGCTCCCATCAACAGAAACTGAAATCTACGCATTGCCAAGGAACCATCTTTATCTCCTTGGGTTTTTGCAAGATTCACATCATTTTCAATCTCCTGTAAAGATTGTTCAATCGTTAACCTGGTAGTGGCTTCGTTGTTCTGCTCGTACTCTTGCGTAGCTACTGGCAAAGGAACTGTCTTGCTTTGTGCCACTATCTTCTCCCGTCCGGTCTCATATCGAAGCGTAGATCACCTAAACGCCATCCATAACCGCTATCACTACTCTCAATACGGAAAGCGGAGGATCTTGTCCTGGCCCTTAAAAAAGCCTGTTTTGTTGACGCAGTAACAGTAGAAGTGGATAAAGTTGTGTTGTCTTCTAAGGGAAAATCCTTACCCTTGACGATCACACTCATCGAAGCATCGTCTGTATTACCCCTGAAAGTGAAATCAGGAATCATTTTACTCAAGAGCATATACCTCTCGCCATCACCCATTTCAACATCACCTGACTCAATAAACGCTGTCATAGCTGATCCGTCATCGTCATGGCCTTTTTCCTGAATATAAAGATAATTATTATCAGAACTGGTAATAATTGAGCTTGCAACAGGGAAATTCTTGCTGTTAGCCTCAACCCAAGCCCCTCTTTCCATTGTTCCTATTGACCAAAGCTTTTCTACATAGTTATAAGTGACGTAATTTGTATTATCCGTATCATCAGAACCGATTGGATAAAACCAAGTCACTTCATTGTGATCTGGGTTTGTAGAAGCAAAAACCTTGTAAGACTGATCTATGTTGATGTTGGAGAAAACATAATCCAAAACAGAACAGTTAATCGGCTGAACTGAACCCGTATAACTATAAAATCCACCCCGATCCATGAAGAAAACGGCTCCCCCTGCGTTCACTGCCGCCTTGGGAGAGATCATTGAAATTCCTTCATTAACGACTGTAAATTGGAAAATAAAGGGAGACCCAATAAATCTCATCGAATGCACACCAGCGTCTGTCCAGATCAATATTTCCTGTCTGGTTTTCAAGGCTCCGATAATCGTTGATCCGGTACTGAGATTGACACCGCCTGCGCTGTTAATCGCAGTTGGAGTCCAATCTACAGCGGATTCGCTATCACTCCATCTGACATGAAGCGGATCAATCGAAGAAGACCCAATAGGGTTTACACCAAAACAGATAACGTGCTTATCCACATCTGACATCATAATCTGCAAAGCAACTGTCGGTGCAGAAGAAGCCCCTGAAACCGCAGATAAAGCTGTAGCTCTAGTCGAGGTTCCTGCACTCTCATCCCAGTAGTAAACGCCACCAGCGCGTACATTGATTAGAAGATCATCGCCAAAAACATCTTCGCTATAAAGCCTTAACTGACCAGCCGCTGAAATACTACTTGCACTACCGAAAGTACCTGAACCCCATGTATTAGCTCCCCAGCCCACGCCCTGTACATAAGTGTTTAAGCCAACAGAAATCTGATAGGCTCCATCGACTCCACTGCCTCCATTGCCAGAATCACTGCTATTCGCGGTTACAGCATCTCCATCAGTGTCTTTCGCTGTTACCGTATAAACATCAGTAGAAGTGACCGATGCGATCTGATATTCCTGATTCAGGACTGCGGCAGTGATTACACCGCCTAAAGTAGCAGCCCCTGAAAAGGTTACAAAATCATTTGTTGAAGCCCCATGATCGTCATCTGTTACGGTAAGTGTTGAAGATCCATTGGTAGCAGCAAAGGTTACTCCATCTGTCGTAGTTGCCCTAATAGGGGTAACGTCATAAAAGCTATCGCCTTCATTAACATAAAATTTTAATGTTGTGCCTAAGCCAATGTATGAAACACCATCTTGAGCTACCCAATCTTCAATAGACCGGCAAACACCTAAAAAGCTATTAACTGAGTATTTTTCCCATCCGCCTATCTTTTCAGGGCGACCCTTCCTAAACCTAACTTTATCAGCGTTATACCAACCAGCATCAGCACTGTATTCAGTACCTTCTCTGTTGATTCCCGGCTGAAATTGTAATTTAAGTAGTGGCATCGTTATCTCATGTACGGGTTAAAACCCCTCATTTGAGGCATATAAGGAGAATAATTAGACTGCAAAGAACCTATACCACTTAACATAGACTGAGGAGAATACCCTCCTCCAAATCCTCCGCCATAGAAGGGCTGCTGATAACCTCCAAACCCTCCTCCATACGGCTGAGGTCTCATCCCTTTGCCTGGACTGCCATAAAAACTAGGCTGCGTCATCCTCCGTGGTTCAGATGGCCTACCAGGAACTTGCTCAGTCTGTGTCGGCGGAGGTGGTGCAGGCGGCGCAGTCGCTGGAGGAGGGGTTTGAACCGGCTCTTTATAAGGAATTAGGCCGTAAGGATCTTCCTTCGTCAGCTTGCTAATACGGTTTTCATCATAGTAGGCGTTCTGTGAGGGAATCCCAGAAGACGCTCTGCCCTTGCCTGGGCCAGAAGAATAACCTCCACCACCATACATAGGTGGCTGGTAACCTCCAAAGCCTCCGCCAAAGCCTCCGCCAAATCCTCCGCCATAAGGTTGTTGAGCAAAGGGTGGTCTTATTTGACCTTTTCCTGGCGAGCTTGGCCCCATAGAATAAGGGGATGGCTGGTAACCACCGAAGCCTCCTCCGTACTGAGGCTGAGATCTAATTCCCTTGCCTGGACTACCGTTATACCTAGGCTGCATAGGGCCAGTTTCTGCCGCTTCATCAGCAGTTTGACCAAAAATGTTGGTTTGTTCTGGCACTGGAGGCAGTTGCGGGTCGGGAGTGGGTTCACGCGGATCAACAAGAACACTCATACCACTCATCTCGCGAAGTTCAGATGGTTGTGTTGGATTTGCGGGTGGTCTATAACTCCTTTCGTTCTCGATAATCTCAGGATTAGCCCATTCGCTTCGTGGCGGAAGCTCCTCACCAGAAGCAATCCTAGCTTGTATGTTACTCCATCGTGGTCGAGTATCTCCCCCCCTTGGGTCAGGATCTACTCTCATTTTGCCAGTGATTGGGTCTATACTCATACTAGACATAGAAATACCCTTAGTACGACCCAGTACGGATCATTTCTGTCAGTTCTTTAGCCCTGTTGCCTACCTGCTTAGACCATCGAGAATCCATAAACTCCTCTGCTGCTGCCCTCCAGTCACCTTTAGCCATCCCTGCAAGGGCGTTCTTAAAAGGCTCTTAGCCGTGTTTGACCTAGATTAAAAGCTAATATCAATCATTGCATCCTGCCGAACCTGATCAAGACCAGCAAACCAGTCATATTCAGAATCTAGTTCTGCATAAACACGATCAATATCATTCTGCAAAAGATAATCTATCTCGTCCTCAGATAAGCCAATACCACCTTTAGGGTCTATATTTCGTCCAACCCCTACAGTAATTTTAGATGCACTGCATTCATAAGCATGGCTTTCCACGCCCTCATGCACCTTTAACATCTCGATTAACTTTTCTCGCATTACTTTTTTAAGCTCAATCTGCTGTCGCATTTACTTCACTTCCTTTTCCACCCAGGCGTTCATTTTCCTCTGTATCAGGGTCATCCGAGAGATAATGGCCTTTACTGTTTCTAGCCCTAACTCGGTCTTCGTTGAGAAGACTTTTGATTTCCTCTACAACTTCTTGATTACCCTTATGAGGAGAAAAAAAGCTAATAATTTTTTTGATAAAATTCATTTAGTTTACATCCCAACAATTTAAATTAGAGGCAACTGTCCTTCTTTCTCCATCGCCCTTAAACGGATAGACCATGTGCTGAAGCCAGCTTGGAAAAACTAAGAGCTTTCCCACTTCTGGTTGCATAACAAAAGACTGTGGAGGTCTTAATCTATCCACATCAATTAATGAGTTAATACCGTA